GATACATCAGCAAGTTCTACAACTTTAGTGGATGCTGATAGAGTGGTAACAAATGATGCTGGCACCATGAAACAAGTAGCATTATCTGATGTAAAAACATATTTAAGCAGTGCAGGATTTAGCACAGACGATCCGACAGCTCTTGCAATTGCCCTTGGATAGTATTATAAGAAAAAAGGAGAAAAAAAATGGCAAACACGTTTAAAGTAATAACTTTCGCAGCAGAACCAGCGTCTGCAGGCACCGCGTATAAAATGTATACGGTGGCTGGATCAACTACAACAGTGGTCTTAGGTTTGATACTTACTAATATTCATTCATCTGCAGTAACAGCAGAAGTAGAATTAGTTAGTGATACAGGTAGCAGAGGTGGTGCTAACAATGTTTCAAACGGCACATCATTTCTTGTTAAGGACGTGAATATTCCTGCGGGGAGTTCACTTGAATTGTTGTCGGGCGGAAAAGTTGTATTAGAAGCAACAGACGAAATCAAAATAGATTGTTCTGTAGCTGATAAACTATCAGGAACACTTTCCATAATGGAGATAACGTAAGATGTCTTATATTGGTCAGGAGCCTACTACAACAGCGTTAACAGCTTCAGATATAGCTGATGACTTAATTACGTCTGCTAAATTAAATTATAGTGAGTCTACATTAACAGA